ACGGATCCTGAGCGGGTGGTCCTTGGTTAGCTCGAGGGTCGTCTCGACGCGCACTAGCGACTCCTGGACGCCGCTGAGCGCCTTCGTGAAGTCTCGGTCATTTTGGACCACTGTAGTCCCCGGCGTTGAGGGCGTTCTGTAGCTTGGTTATTGTGATGCGTCCCCAGTCGGCGTCAGGCTTCACCCGGAGGGCGCGCTGGACACCTTTACGGGTGTTCTCGTCGAGGACGCCAGGTTTGAGGACAGGCTGGGGGACGTTGTACACATAGTCCGCGCGGAGGCTCGAGATCGACTTCTGGATCCCGAGGATGCTTTTGGGACCAATGTCGCCGTCGATCTGGCCGGAGTAGAAGCCGCGTTCGGTAAGAAACACTTGCCAGGCCTTCTTAGTCTGCTTGTCATACCGGCCCGTAACGCGGACCTTCTGCTTGGTCTTAGTGAGGTAGGGCATAGGGTCGACTCGCTTCCAGTTGAGGATCGTCTCGAAGTGGCAGTGTGGTCCGGTAGACGCGCCAGTGGAGCCTACGGTCCCCACCTGCTGTAATGCCATGACTCGGTCCCCTACCTTGAGCGGGGAGCGGTAAGCCATATGAGCGTACAGGGTTTGGAGGCCGCCGCCATGACTGATATAGATATAGTGGCCGTATCCTCGAGTTTTGTGTCCCCAGTAGCCAATTTTGCGGACGACTCCGTTGTAGGCTGCCAGGATCGGCCCGGTATTAGCGAAGTCGATACCCTTGTGTAGCTGGTAACGCTTGTGGATTTTGTGCCACCGCATCCCGAAGGGGCTGCCGATAACGGGGGACTCTACAGGGTAGTGGAGGTCTATCATTTTGAGAGTCCGAAGGCGACGGTTACTTCTTCGACGGTGAGGCCTAACGCTTTTAGCTTGTCGATCGTCGAGGCTTTAGCGTCCAGTCTTGCCTGCGCCTCTGCCGCTATCTCTGACTGGACGCCAGGCCAAGCCTTGACGAGTGCCGCCTCTGTAGGTTTCGGGGTATCAGACAACCAGGTGAGTCCTGCATAGTCGTCACCGCTGAGAGTCCATTCAGCCCCCGCATAACGCTTAGTCAGTATTGTTGCGATATTCATTAGCCTGCCACCTCCATAAGAGTAATTGACGATGGCACCCTAGTCCCCGCCTCGCTGTCGCCATCTTCCCCGCTGCGCCCCAGAGTCCCAGTAGCACCAGAAACTTTCATTTGTATCTTGTAGGTCACAGGAGAAGTAGAGCTAGGGGAATCTAAATGCTGTATATTACCGCTGTCCAAGTCTCTCGCGGAGATATATGGCGGTCTAGCGGCAGAACCAGACTCCCTGCTACCCGCCGTGTCCCCCTTAAATATCTGCGTAGAATCCCGTAACAGTTGCAACACTACGGTGCGGGAGCCTGTCGCAGCAGTAGAACCAATCACACAGCTCGTCATCACCAGAATCTCACTGCTAGTAGAGGAAGGGGTGATTGTCGCCGTAAACCCTGTCACATCGGTGAGTGAGGTGCTGGTTGTGGAAAACGTGTCCGTTTTAGTCACAGACACCACTTGCAAGATTTGACCTGTCACAATCGCGGCGACCGCTGCGTCGAGTAGTCCCACCTCTGTAGAGATTGACGCCATGCCTAGATTTAGCAGGTCGGACGCTAGCGCCTCGGTGTCGTCCTCGCCATATTGCCAAACACCATTAGCGTCTAGTCCTCCTGGTCCTGTTGGCATGGTTTTATCCTTCCAATGCTGTTACTCGCGCTGCGAGATTGTCGATGAGGGTCTGGACGTCGTCAGGTATCCCGAGGTTGCTCCTGGCGCCTGCCGCGGTGGTCGCCCCGGTGCCGCCTTTGTCGACGGCGATCACTGGTAGGCGAGCGGTAGCGAATACACCCGAGGTAATCTGGGAGGTAGAGCGAGTGCCGGAGGTAATGTCCTCGGCGAGAAGGTCGCGTGAGGTGTTGATCTCTGAATAGCCGAGCTTGACGTCGGCCGTAGGAGGGACCACTGGTAGGCCTATCGCGGCGGCGGCGTCTCCTGCGGTCATATCATCCTCCTACTCGGGCTCTAAGAAAGTATCCCACGAAACTCCTGCGGATATTTGGTCCCATTGGAGGCCGGTAGAGATCAGGTCGAGGGCTGCGGTGATTGCGGCGACGTCGTCGCCGGTAATTGAGGTGAGGTCGGCGACGGATCCGCCGCCGATTGTTGTCAGGTCTGAGATAGCGAAGTGTTCTAGGAGTGGGGAGAGCCAGGTGGTGATCGGGTCGGTGGTGATGTTGCGAGAGATAACGGTCATTTCGGCTTCTGGGAAGCGCCACTCGACCGACACTAGGAAGCCGTTTTGGTCAAACCCGCTCGGCGGTCGGATCTGGACCGCTTGCCCTGGTGTTGCGCTGTAGCGCGAGACTGCGTCGACGTCGATAACGCGGCCGCGGCCGAGCATCCGGTCTAGTAGTCCCTGAGCTGCGCCGGGTCCAGGGTAGACGGTGTCTGAGTGTTTGACGATGCGCGCGGACCTGGGGACGGTGGAGCCTGCGAAGTCGTAGGCGACTTGAGCTCCGAGGGTGTCATCGTTCCAGCGGTACTCGACTAGGACGGCGTCGAAGTAGACGCTGGGGTCGTAGGCCATGGTGTCAGTGTGGGAAACCATGGTGCTCGTCGGTGTAATGATGAGGTTCCCTGGTGTGAGAGTCTGCCTGGTGGTGAGATACCATTTCCGTCTCTCGTCGCACCACACCCGGAGGGATGCGGCTTCCAAAAAGTCGTTTAGGTAGTCCCACGCGCGGACTCCTGGCTCCCAGAGTGTCGCTTCTTGCTCGGAGACGGTGCCGGAGGCTGCGCCTGCCTCTAGAGTCGCGGAGTAACGGTCTAGGACTCCCTGGACGATCGTGGGGATGCTTTGGCTCTCAGGGTCGAGTGAGGCCGACGCTATTAGGGCATCGTTTATGAGAAGGGACTCGTCGCTGGTGGCCCGGATTGTGAGTTTGCGTTCTTTAGCGTCGAGGCGTCGCTCGGTAACGTAGAGGTCGAAGGTCTTAACCTGGGACGGTAGGGCTCTAGGGTTCCATGAGCCGAATAGTCGGTTAGTAATGGATGAGGGCGAGACGCCGCCGAAGTCGGTCAGGGCTGAAACTGAGCCTCCACCGACGCTGGTGAGTGTGCCGAGGGTCCAGATTATGCCGAAGTCCTGCCGGATTTCGCCGGATACTCGCAGACTTTGGGCTGTTATGTCCAGGAGCTCCATGTCTGAGACGCTGGGAAACTCGGTAACTAGGGTGATTTCGGCGTAGGGTGCGCGTGATTCGTCGAGGCTTAGGCTGCCACCGATGACGTCGAGGACTATGCCGAGAGGGTCGATAGTCGCCTTGTAGCTATGCCGGTCAACTACTGACGCCATTACACGATCTCTCTATATTCCATTTCGAGGATCCAGTGGCGGCGGTCTCTGGTGAGTGATGCCGCCATTTTGCCGTCTCTGGCAAACCTCATACCGACCTCCGGGGTGTCTGTGTCTGCGAGGTCGTAGGGGAGCCCTAGCGCGAGTGCTGAGTATGCGGCGAAGGCGTCGGCCTTAGCTGAGAAGAATAGGGTCAGTTTACCGTAGCGTTTACCGTCGACTTCGAGGCTAACGTCCTGCTCGCCCTTACCGATGATGTTGTGGTAAACGTTGCGAGAGTCGCGGTCGGTCCTATACTCCATGATGAGGTCTGGCCGTATCGTGTCGCCGGATCCGGTTATGGTCGCTGCCATTAGTTGACGCTCCTGACGCTTACGGTAAGGGAGGGAGCTCTCAGCGCCATTAGTCGGCGCTGAAACTCGGTTAGGCCGTCATACCATGGCTGGAAGTCAAACGTCGGTGTGGCGTCGGTCTCAGACATTCTGATGATAGCTTCTTCGGTTGAGTCGAGGACTAGCTTGTTGCCTTCGATTGTGAGGCCTACGTCGGCGAGTGTGGTCCCTAACTCTATTGCGGCCGTGAGCGCGCCGTTGAGGGAGTCGTCCTGGCTGCGGAGGTTTTCTAGGGCGTTGCGCTGCTGGTAGTCAATTTCGGAGGCCGCGTTCTCCCTCTCTCGGTCGGTGCCGAGCATCCCTTCCACGTCGGCGCGCTGTTCTCCGAATACTTCCCTTATTCGACCTTCCACTTCTTCCCGCTTTTGGCCTATGTCAAATAGGGCCGCGCCGTAGTCCGAAGCTGAGACGCCTAACTCGTCTATGAAGTTTCGATACTTCTTTTGTTCTTCTTCGTCGCCTAACCATTCTCTGAGTAAGTCAATCTTCATTGACTCTGTGACTGCGTACTCGCCAGACTCGACTATGGCCTCGGCCATGGCCCAGGTCGCATCGTGGACCTCGGTCGCCTTCTCTTTGGCCTTCTCCATGCTCGCCGTCATTAGGCCTATGCCACCGGCCGCGGCGAGCCCTGCCGCTATACCTGCCGGACCAAACCCGCTAAACATGGAAGCCGCTGCGCCTTGGAAGCCGTCGA